AATCAAGGTGGAGTGGGAGTTGCAGTAACTAATCAAGGTTATGCTCAGTTGGTTTCAGTATTCACTATTTGTTGTGATGAAGCAATTACTTGTCATACAGGAGGACAGGCAGACGTTGCTAATAGTAACTGTAGTTTTGGTACATTTGGATTAGTTTCTGATGGTAAGAGTCCTCTTCAATACACAGGATTCGTTACCTCCTCTGCTGCAGCTGCACAAGATAATGTAATCATTAATATTGGAGTTACAACTTCCACGATAAGTGGAGTGGCATATACTCATACTACAGGTGAAGCAACTGTAACTACTAGTGGAGCACATCCTTTCCAAGTAGGAATGGGAGTAAGTCTTGCTGATATTGGATTCTCTTGTGCCTATGGAGCTAAAAATTATCCCGAAAAACAACCTTTTGTTTTCAGAGTAGCATCTCTTCCTTCAGCAACTAGTTTCACTGTAAATTTAGGAATTTCTACATTAGCACATACTTATGTGGGATCAGGTTCTTCTGCAGGAACAGCAAAGATTGATGTGGATAGACCTTATGATGGACAAGTTTGTTACTTTGATGAACTTTATGAATCAGTAGAATCTATTACCGTGACAAATGGAGGTAGTGGTTATACTTCTACCCCTACGGTGACTGTAGATGCTCCTTCTGGACCTAGTGGAGAAACAGCAACAGCATTTGCAACTCTTGAAGGAGAGTCAATTGCTTCTATCACTATTATTAGTAGTGGTAGTCAGTACACCGAAACTCCTGATGTTACCATTAGCGGTGGTGGTGGATCCAGTGGAGCTGCAACTGCTGTGATGTCCCCAATTTACTACACAATAAATAGTTCAACTCCAGTAACGTCTGGAATTACTACGTTAACTCTTGCAGAAAACTTGATCAATACTGTTGGTGTAGGAAGCACTGTATTCTTCCATCAGCAAAGTAAAATTATTGCTAGTTCTCATACTTTTGAATATATTGGTGCTGGTAATGAAATAGCATCAGCTACACCTAAACGTGGTGGAGTAACTATTCAAGCAAATGAAGTTCTTACATCAAACGGGGGAAGTGTAGTTTATACTAGCACTGACCAATCAGGTAATTTTAGAATAGGTGATGACTTCCAAATTGATCAAACTACTGGTACAATTAGTGGAAGATCCTTTAGTAAAAGTCTATTCTCTGAAATGACACCATTTATCCTAGCACTAAGTTAAGATGGCCCAATTAGCACTTAATAAATTTCAAACTGAGACTCTGGTATTAACTACCTCGAATCAAACAATGTATACTGCTCCTACAGGGTATACTTCTATTGTCCTGTATGCACATATATCTAATTACGGATCTGCAGATACTACGGTAACAATGTCTCATGTAAGAAGTAGTACTACAACTGAAATAATCAAGGGTGCTAATGTACCTGTCAATGATGCTTTTGTCCCTATGGAAGGAAAATTAGTATTAGAAACAAATGATTCAATACAAATTTCTGCTGGTGCAAACTCAACTTTGAAATGCATCTTGAGTATTCTAGAAACCGCAACGTAAACCAATGCCATACATAGTCGGCCCAACTACTCCTAGTCACTTAAATATGAGTGCTGGTATTGTTCAATCTGGTATTAAAACCACGGAAGCAACTGGTGCGAATAATTTGGTTTCTTTAACGGCTGCTGATTATCAATCAGTCGATTATCAAATACAAGTAGTGAGAGGAAGTAGTTATAATTCAGGATTAATAAAAGTAATTCATGATGGAACAAATACATATATGACTGAGTATGGTAATATAAATCAACCAAATGTAGGTATAGCAACATTCTCAACTGACGTTAATAGTGGAGATCTTAGGTTGCTTGCTTATCCCGATGCAGCTACTGCAACAACGTTTAAATTTATCTATAGTGCAATAAAATCATAAATATAAAGGTAGAGTCTGTTATTTAATGAAAAAGTGTCCTCCAGGTGAGTACTATTGTAATGATAGTAAAAAATGTAAGAAGATTCCTAGTGGCTATCATATAGGTGCTAGAGGTTATCTTGCCAAAGATGATGAAAATGGAAAGAAGAATGGTAACGGTAACGGAACCAATGGATATTCCAATGGTAATGGAAATGGTAACGGATCTAATGGCGGCGGCAATGGTGGAGGAATGAGTGAATCCACAATGTTACCAAGAAGAACAGGAAATATAATAGATGTTTATGTTGGTTGGAGAGGAAAAGGTTACATGATAAAAATGTTTTTCCCCCAAATCAAACGCCCTTCACGCAGAGAAGTACTGGATCAAGTGAGAAAAGTGTATCCTGGTGCTCAACTCTGGTCTTA